AAGGTAGACTAAGTTACCATCAATGTGTGTCTTGATGAGCCGCTTCTTTGTATTGTAGTACGGCTGCACCACAAGAAAGTTTGTTGGTGTGATCCACTCCATGTGCTTATTAGCTGCACCGTAGTGTGAGCCTACCTCCTTCACATAGTCCATAACCTGCCGTGCTGAAGAGATAGTCTCATTGATACCCTGCCACACATGCTTGGCTAGGTACACACCCACACCAAACAGGTCATCACCAAATGGATTAGGCATACCCTTCTTAATTATTTTGTCATCAATAGCCTCCTGTATATACTCACGACAGGCATGTTGTGTACCGGAGTAGGGTACAATCATCACTGGTCTCTTGGTCAGTGACCTGTCTATTCCAAACTCTAGACACTTCTTTGCAAGCTCATCACCCTGCTCTGCATCAGCAGTAACTAGGGCAGTTGCTCTTGCTGCTACATCTGAGTAGATGTCTGACGGTACATCGTTAGGCACTAGGTTAGTAGCCCTGCCACCCTTCTCATCTAGTAGGATAGCAGATAGATGTTGTAGTCCATTGCAGCTACCATCAGCAGCACAGGGTAGGTGAGTGTAGAAACCCCACCCCTCACGCAGTAGGCCATACCACTCAAAGCACCAGCCTAGGAATTGCCAAGGCTTGTCTGCTGTAGTCCACCACATATAGTCTAGTGGGTTCTCAGCACACTTAACAATGTCAGCCTCGTTATCCCATGCCCACTGGATGCGGTCAGTAAACGACACCTTGTCATTACCAAACAGGTTAGCCCCATGTATGGCAAGCCACTGGGCATCCTCGTAGTTGTTGATAGGGAAACCATTGTTAAACAATAACAATGCCTTACCCCAGTCAGCCACCTGTGGTGACATGAAGGACTCGACAGGATACTTGCGTGACCTGAAGTCTAGCTGCCATACAAAGTAAAACTCTGAGTGCTTAGCGTATTCCTCTGCAATCTGTAGCGTCCTCTCTACCTGTATCCTTCGTGACATAGACTTGCCGTTGTGCGTATAGATTTGGCTACGCTTCTTAGCCCAGTCCTTGTACTGGTTGTGCTGATCCTCTGTTAGTTCTGGTGGGTCTACATCAAAGGGATAGGCTGGTAGGTCTAGGTCAAACCTAGGTGGTAGACCAGCCCACTCCTGTCCACTGTCCCATGCCTGACGCATAACCTCTAGTACTTTGGTATCAATAGTCCACGGTGTACGCTGTAGTCCATTGACTGCCTTGTACTCTAGGCTCATGTCCTGCTGCCTTAGTCTATCAAGGTATAGTTTACTGTTCTGTTTCAATGTACCCTCACTAATGCTAGATCGTTGATAGCCTCACTGTGATACCCACCACCTATAACATCCGTCCAATCCTTGGGTGGAATGATAGAGGGTGCGTAGCGTGGCCTCTTGGTTTCTTGATACAGGTTAAACTTACGAACCCACTCTAGGGTATCAGGTGTAGCCTCAAGGTAGGTGACTGTCTTGTTGTTGCGTTGTCTATGCTTGCTTAGCTTGACCAACCCTGTCTTGACAATGACCTTATCTATGAGCCGCATACCCACATGGATACGTTCCTCGTTAGTCCACTCTGTTTCCTTGTGTCCACCAGAGTTAAGCTTGTGAACCAAGCCCTGCCTCTTGTGTAACTTACTGCTCTTCTCATTAGCCTTCTTGATAAGCAGCTTGGCTGGCTTACCATCCGACTCAATCCACTGGGTCAAACGCTTCTGCAATTCCACGTTCATCCCTACGATACGAGCCACCTTGGTTAGGGTGTAGTGCTTTGATACTTCGTCAACCACTGACACCAGAGTAAGGTAGGCTATCTTGTGTGCATCCATCCCGCTTAATTTTTTCTTGGCAATATCACGGTTGGATGTGGTGTCCTTTTGTATATCTACTACACCATCAGCCAAGGCATTAACGACACCAGCTATGGCTGCTCTGCCGTGCTGTGTGTTGCTCTCAATACCCTTCTCTAGTAGCTTGTTAGTGTTGTGTTGATATCTATTGACACCTGCTTGTAGCATCTCCAGTTCTAGTTCTATCTGTTCTTCTAGTGTTGGCACGTTTTTCCCCCAATAAAGTTATGAGTGAAGATATAGTTATAAATACCACAAGAAGGACTGGAAGTAAACCCAATACTGCTATGTATATTTTCAATTCAAATACCTCAGTTCGTTCATGTCGTAGTCAGGTCTGTTGTCATACGCAACAGGCTCATACCATTCTGCTTGGCACTCGTTGCAGTACCACACAACCTCATCACCTACAGCATACAAGGCTTCAGCCTCGCCATCACCACAGTGATTACAAATCTTAAACCCCATGCTCATGATGCTGCCTCCTCTTTGACACGCATTAGTTTACCTGCTGTGTACCCATGCTTGAACTTGATCCAGTACTGTGCTTGTGTATCCTCATCATACTGGTTGTCGTACTTCACAGCATGATAGCCGTTGTGATAGCCCATGACATAGGCATCATCGTACTTGTTGCGTGTTAGCTGGTGCTTGTAGTTAATCACTGCAAATCTCCTCTGTTTCAAACTCAGCATCAGCAAAGTCAAACCTTTCTAATGAGTTTACCCTTGCTTCATCATCATCTTCTGCCTCAACCAGTATGGTTTGGCTAATCGTTACTAAATAACTAGGCATCGTGCTGCCCCTCCGTCTTGATTGCATGATTGCTTTAGTGACTGGTGTTATCTTCATCGTGTACCAGCTTTAGCATAGGTTCATTGTCGTTGTCCACCCCATAAAGGTAAGTCTCATAGTATAAATCATCGTCATCCATTAGCTGGCATAGATAGTCAAAGATACAGTGCTTCAGTGCGTTGTCATCCATACAGTGTCCATCAAAGTCTAACTCTATCACCACCTTGGTTGATGCTTTAGGTTTCCAAGTCAATACAAATCTCCTCTCACTTCATAAGTTCCTTGATTATACTCATCCACCCAGTCAAGTTGGGCAGCTTCTTCCTGATATTCTGTCCATAGTTTATCCAGTAAAAACCTAACACGCTTTACTGTTAGATTATCCTGTACTGTAGGACAATCTTCCTCATGCCTTTTATACAAGGACAAAGCTTCTGCTTCACCTTCAAAGGTATAACACTCATCAGTTTCCCAAACTGAAATACAAACAGTAGCCTCTGCACCAGACACAAGTTTCATATTAAAATTTTCACAGAGAATTTTCATTTCTTTGTCTCTGTATTGTAAGTGTAGCTGATCAGCGGCTAGTTCTTCATGAGTATATAGCCAACCCCAACCCTCTCTGACTACAGCGATTTGATATATTGGTTTATCTTTTAGCTTGTCTACTCTCACTAGGTCTGGATACAAACTCATAATTCTGCCCTCCTAAAACAGTGGTTCATATGTAGCACCATCATCATGCCTAGCCTTTAGACCTGATAGCTGCTGCCTCATGCTTACTACATCCTGTGATGCCATGCCTTCCCACTCAGCATCTTCTATCTGGACTTGCAGTGCCTTCATAAGTTTAAGGATACAGGCAAGCCTTGCGTCCAGTGTTACGTCAGGGTATGCCGTGTCTATGTACATGCTCATCTTAAAACTCCATCACTAATACGTTGCCCATATGTGTATCACGCCTAATGTCTACAGTAAAGGTGTGATCATTTAATATCTCAACCTGCTTGTCGTAGTCGTCCCACTCAACATCAACATCCTCAAAGATGTGGCTGTAGTTCTCAAACAATTCTTGGACATGGTACTCGCTCCACTCGCACCGAATAGCGATAGGATCAAGCTGGATATCCTCGCCCATGTCATCGCTAAGCTGATCATAGTGGTCATACAAGGCATCTATGGCCTCGCTTGTCCATGATGTGTATTCATCAGCCCTCAATGCCTGTCTGAAGTCTCCATAAGTCACGTTCTGAATGATAGCCATTGTCTTACCTCCTAAATTGGCAGGGGCAGTAGGAATTGAACCCACTCCCTCAGGGTTGGAACCTGATGTGCTACCGTAACACTTTGCCCCTATAAAATCAATAAATATATTAGGCAGTTTATCCACTTGCCTAGGTGGTAGTCCTCCTTTATGTCATAGCGTTATTGCTATGGACTAGGTACTTGGTCAAGTCTTACTACATACCACATGAAAGCCCCTAGTCTTGGCTCATGTTTGAAACTCTAGCTGATACCGTGATGCCTACGCCATGCCATCCAAGTGATAGCTTGCATCTCATATGCTTTGATGCCTACCTTCTTGGCTGCATGTGCATAGGCTGCCTGTAGTAGTCTATACTCTTTCTTGCCAATGTTGGTCTTATCATCAGTCAGACCCACTCGCTCATTATAAAAGATATTCCTAGCATGTCCATCAATGGTGCATGTATCTTCGCCCATGATATTTTCAAAGAAGCAGGTTATCTTCTGGCCTGATAGGATTGCCTTGGTTTCATCATAGGTTGGCCTATCTTCTAGCAAGAACCATGCCTTCTCTTTCATCTTGTTATAGGTACTAACCTTAACAGTTTCCATATGATCGCCTCGCAAGTATGCACCGATCAAGTCATAGGCATTGCTTACGTTGCGTTCCCACTTATTGTTGGGTGATAGTGCTGCTACTACCGATACCACCCGATAAACAGGCATGTCATAATGCACTGCTATCTTGCGGCACTGTTCTTGTGCGTCAGTATACCAGTCAAAGGCACGTTCTGCCTCATTAGACTGCTCATACCAGTAAAGGATATTTCTTACACTCATGGTTACTACTCCTAGCTGTTACAAGGTACAACGATAGTCTCTAAGGGATTACCATCGTTGCCCTTGGCTTGTCAATAGACTTTCTGAATGTCTTTGACGCCACCAAA